CAATCGGATTTTGCGCAGAAATACCGTAAGGATTTGGATGAACATTAATCGGAATATAATTCGTGGACTGCTCGGAATCAACCAAATTATTTGGTTTATTTATTTGCATTGTTACATTTTCAGGTAAATCAGAAATGCGTGTTGTATTGTTCATTCAAAACTATACAATACAGAATTATCTAAAGATTCTCTACTTTACGAATTTCTACTATTGATAAGAATGTTTCCCTTTTTCATTCGTTTCTTCGCCTATATCAACGATTTTGTTCTTTTCATTGCATTTCACAGGTACAGCGCTATATTTGTAACACTTTTCATCGTGCATATAAGTTTTTCCATCAATGTCTTTTATAGCAGCGCCTTTGAAATGAATGCAATTTTTGTCTGTACATACTTTTCTAAATAAACTCGCTAGACCTAATCCCAAAATAATTGATAGTAAAACTTGTCCAAGAGGTGTATTCAATAAACGTTTCAAATTCATATATAATATATTATAAACTATACATATAATATTTTATCCTTTTTTTTTATTTTTCATCAATCTATGATTGAACTTTCATCAATCTATGATTGAACAGGAATTTTTGCTATATCTTGTGCATTTTTAGGACATGGTACTTCCTTTTGCTTAAATGCAAAACATGTATCAGTTTTGTCTCTATATTGTAACATCTCTACGTTTTCAGGAGTTGGATACAAATAAACCATACGCGTATCAGGGACGGTCATGTAAACTGCTGCCATTCCTAATAGTAAACTAATCACAAAAACTGGTATATTAATATATTTGAAAAAAGCCATATATCATATTGTTCGAAAAAAATTTATTTCGTTTTTTTATTCTTCTTTTTTGATGACGCCTTTGATTTATTTTCCTTGGCCTTTTCTTTTTCTTCTTCGGCGATTAAAAGTTCGGCCATTTTCTCTGCGTTGTCACTTAGAGTTTTCAACGTTGTTTTTTCCTGTCCTTCTTCACCGTCTAAACGGAATACTAAATTATCAGGCGAAACAGTTTCCAATGAATAATTAGACATATTTCTCATTGCAGCCATTTGTTTCATCTTTTCGAGTTCAGCATTCTGTTTATCTTTTTTTTGTTGCAATTTTGTACGTAGACGATTGCGTGTGTTCTCGGCAGTGGTCATGCGATTCATAGCATTGACATCCATGCGCATATTTTTGCCCATACCACCCATACCTTTTGCGAATTTTTCAAACATTTCTTTCATTTTTTCCCCGCCTCCCATTTCCTTCATTTTACTCATCATTTCAGACGCCTCTTTCATGATTTCTTCGCGAGAAATGTCACCATCAGCCATTTTTTTGTCCAATTTGGTACTAATTTTTTTCATGAGTGATATTAATTTTTTAGGATCTTTCATGAATAATTTCATAGCATCTTCAGTATTATTCAATTGACCAATGTCTTCTCCTAACATATCTTTAAATTCTTCCGTAATTTCTTCGGCCATTTCTTTTGCTAAAGAACCAATTTTCCCATTAAAAAGATTGCGTAAATGGTCCTGAATATTTTCCATGTCGGGTAAATCGGAATTTCTTGCAAAATCCTCGAAATTTGGCATTGGGAATGGAGGTACAGAACCTTCTTCATTTTCAGAGCCCTCTTTTGAATTCGCTTTCATTTTTGCAAAAAAATCTGATATTCCGCTCATCGTTTCTTTTAATTTTTCGTGTAACTCGCCCTCGTTGATACCTTCAAACATGTTCATACTATCACCAAAATTTGCCTTATCTTTTACATCTTGAATTATTGTAAAAAGTACCAATTGTAAATATTTCCAAATTGATTTTTTCGTGTTTTCGCTGATATCTGGACATTGGTATAATAGTTTAAAATTCAATCCAGGAAAAAAATCAGTATCGTTTTCTGATTCTCCTTTGAAAATATCATCATTTTGATATAAAATATCAAAGAATCGTTTTGGATATACTGTAAGACAATATTTATACAATTCAAGAAGATCTTCTGGTGATATATTTGCTCTCCATTTTTCTAATATATGTCCGTGCTCTGGAAACGTAGTACATAAATCATTGGCAAAATCGGAAACGACAGAAGAAAAAGTATCTGGTATTTTTGGAGAATCTTCCATGAAATATAATTATATCGTTTATTTTATTTATACTCTTTGTTATTTAAATTTATTTATTGAAACAATTATGAATTTTCTATCTGAGTCATTGTGTCTAAAACACTAGGATTTTCATAACATGAAGTACTTCTTTGCGAAACTTCGTATGTATCTATGCTATATGATTTATTTTGTTGTAAATCTAATTCCAATTCAGGAACATCACCCAGCACATCAAATTCATCAAATGCACAATTTGTATCAAATGCACAATTTGTATCAAAATCACAAGTTATAGATCTTCTAGGAAAATTATTTTTATTATTCAATTGCGGCGGTGAATTAATATAATTGTAATCAAATATATTTTTCCTTGGTTTTGGAGTGTATATATTTGTTTGTTGACGTCCTTGTGAAGTATATCTTGACATAGAAGTCATTCCAAATTCATATGTTTGTACCGATTTATATGTAACGCATAAATCATCGCAAAGTTGTTTCAAAAATGGATCTTCCAATTTATTTGTTTCTTTCATATACGAAAGAATTTCCTCAAATAATGTGCGCAATTCTTTCTTCATTTCAGAATCTAATGACCTCAATGCTTGTGTACATTTAAATAATAATTCTTGTGTTTTTTGACGAAACATATAAGGTGTTAAATCTACTTTTTCAATTTCATTTGTTTCCAAGTTAAGCAAATCCGGTAATTCATATATTTTTTCTATAATACCATATTGTTGATTTTCTTGACTGCTATCTATTCCATATATGTCAACTACAACATCAAATTCTTCGTCTGTTTTTCGAATGTGATATAATTTCTCTGTTTCGGATACCAAAATATCTTCTTCTATTTTATCTGCCCATGTATTTGTTTTCCAGTTATATATCAAACCATGATTGACTTGTATAGTTACATTTTCGATACACGGAAATAAATAAGGATGTATAAGTTCTCCATATATACATGAAGTGTCTTCAAAATTATTGATATATTGATAATAAGAGTTTTTATTTTCACTTAACTTTTTCAGTAAAGATAAATTATGATCACTTCCGAAACCAATAAATACATTTCCGCAATCATTATCTTTTACTAATTGATTTAATGTTTCTGAATTAAGTGATCCCGCAGTTGGATGTCCATCTGTCATAAAAATGTGAGCAATTTGATGATCTGGATTTTCTAATCTATATTTATTGATAAAATCTTTTGCGTTTTTCAATGCGAGTTTAATATTCGTGGGTCCATCTGCTTGAATATTCTTGATTTTACCTATAGTATCATCGATATTTACTTCGGTAATTTGAAGAGCGTCAATAATAATATGAGTAGTATCATTAAATGTTTGTAAAGTTATATAAATAGGCACATTTTGTTTTGATAAATATTTCAAAATGTTTATTAAACTTTGTTTTACAATTTCTAATTTTGGAGAACTTCTGTGATCGTGTTCCAACATTGAACCTGTATTGTCAATATTGAAAAATATCATCATTTTTTTGGTAGTTATATTTACTTTCGGCATCTTGATCTTTAAAATACCAAAAGATTCTTCATCGTTAAGCATGTTTTTAACACTTTCGTGTAATGAAACATTATGAAATTCAAGTAAACTGTATTCGGTGAAGGTCATTTTAATAAATATTCAACAATATTATTGATTTATTAAATCATTTTAATTGAAATCAATTTTTTATTTCGTAAATATATAACATGGCTTATTATTCCAATATTCATTCAACAAATGTTCATAATATTCACATTGGTAAATTAAAATCCGACTTTTCGAATATTATTTCTCTTAAAAGTGAAATCGCAAAAACAAAGATATTAGTGAGTGAAAAATTACAACATTTGAAGACAATTTACAGTGAATTATTGAAAACCAACAGTAAAAAGATTTTTCTCTTCTGTCTCGATTCGTTCTATTTCCAATACAAAACATTTGCTATTGAAATGGATAATATTGATCGTTTTCGTCTTCTTATGAACAACAGAATGTATTGCGATTATTATAAATTATACAATATTATTTTAAATACGATAAAAGAATGCAACGAGATTGTTCTCGATGAAAATGAAATTAAGTCGTTTCCTGTCTACAAAGATTTAGAACCTTTTCAGGAATACAAACTCGAGGATATTAAAGACCTTCATGATAATATTTTATTACTGATTAATAAATTACATTCACAATCTAGTTCAAAAAAATACAATATTGATCATTATAATGAAACACATCGAATTGGGTTCTCCATTTCTAATTTTATAAACACACTTGAATATGAGAATCGTCTAGCCAATGAACAGATTTCTTTATATATCAATTATTTATCGTTTTTCCATATTTCTCAAAAAAAGCAAATGCAGCGTTTGTATTCTCGCATCCAAGAATTTCATAAAGAAGTCAATGATAATATTAATGTTAATCAAACATTTTCTATTGATGATATTCAAGAAGAACAAAAGCTTAACCGTTTTTTTATAACCAGCGAGGAAATAACAATTGAGAACATTTTGGAGGATTCAGAGAGTTTGATCAAAGACGGCGAAAACATTATGAATAAAATAGATAATCTTATTTAATTTGATGTCGATAGTGATACATTTATTCCTATGGAACCAGAAGAAGTAAATCTTATTGAACCCGATGACGAAAAAAATTTGTAATATAAATTTTCTTTGTAGAATTTATATTACAAAATGAGTGAAATAGAAAAAGACAGCGAATCCAATCAGAATGCTGAAACAAGCACCGGCAATAAAGATAAAGAGAAGGATAAAAAAATAGAATGGTCCGATGAAAATGAGAACATTTTGGTAGAATGGTCCGATATAGCACAATGTTATAAATGGTTAAATGCTCGCGCACATGCAAAATTATCGTATATGCATGCTTGGTTTACGATTCCAGCAATTACACTTTCTACTATTAGTGGAACTGCCTCGTTTGCACAGGCGAGTTTACCTGAAAATATTCAAGCATTTGCTCCCGCTGTTATCGGTACATTGAATATTTTCATTGGTATTTTAACGACAGTACAACAGTATTTGAAAATATCCGAATTGAATGAAGCCCA